CGTAGCAGATGCGGTTTGGGATGAGGCCAAGAGCGGTCACACCAGCGCTGGCAGCTTCGGCGAGGAAGTGCAGGCGCATTCATTGTCGTCAGAGATCAGCGCGCTGAATGATGTGTCGGCAGCGGAGGTTAACGCACAAGTTGACACTGCACTAAGCGATTACGATCCGCCTACAAAGACGGAACTGGATTCCGCAATCGCGGGACTCAATGACATCAGCGCTGCGGACGTCAACGCGCAATGTGACACGGCTTTAAGCGACTACAACCCGCCGACGAAAGCGGAGCTGGACAACGCCGCGGCGGACGTCTATCACGCCGAGGCACATCTTACCGTCGACACCTCGCAGGATGAGTACACGGTCGTTTGGTACAAAAACGGCGCACCCATAACGAGCGGAATCACCAACCCGAAGATTCAGGTGGTACAGCGCGCGGACGGCAGCGACTTGGTCGCCGAGACCGCCATGACGGAGATTGGTTCGACGCACACGTTCAAGTACGACGAATCAAGCAATACGCTTTCCGGTGGCGAGGCCGCGGTTGTAACAGTGACGGCAACAATAGATGCAGCTACGCGGACATGGAAATGGCCGGTTAGCAGGGACGTCAGCTAGATGGCCACGTGGAGTAAATGGCCCACAGCAACCATCCGGCACGGGCAGCTGACAGGGTTATTGTCTACGCTGGACGCACCTGAAGTTGTTGTTGAGCCTACGCGGCTGGACGATTGGTTGGGCGACGGGTTCTTCCCCCACCTGGTCGAGGTCGACGGGGAAAGCGTCACATATGCGGGGAGCAGCATTGATGCGTTAATCGACCGCCAGCCGGTGATGATTGAGGAGTGGGACGGCCGTCGCGTGGCCACGTACATGGCTAAGCTGACGTTGCTGCGGGACGCGACGGACGGCGTGGCCAGCCCAGCGTACGAGGACGAGGTTACGTTTGACGATCGCACGTGGTACGTGATTGGCATTGAAGGCGGCTCCAGCGAGGAGCTGGTTGACGTTACTGTGCGACATGTGGACGAGCGGCTGCACCGTCAAAGCATACGAGCGCGGAGGTCATAGATGGCGTCAACGAGCGTAAGTGATTTTGAGACGGCCATTGACAATTGCTCATCGGCAATCGCTGCGGGGAACTGGGCAACGGCTTGGCAATACCTCGCGCAGTCGCAGGTCCTCTATTGGAAGCTTCCGAGCCAGGCCGGCGGCGGCGACAAGATGGTCCGCTGGGAGAAACAGCTTAGTGGATTGCGCGAGATGCTGAAGGAGGCGCAGGCGCAGGCGGGGCGGAGCAGTGCGAAGCGCGTGGGGCATGTAGTGACAAGCCGACCGGGGAACTAGCATGGGTGTAGGCGGCTGGCTCAAAAACAAACTGGTGCCGGCAAGAGCGCCGGATGTGCGCGCGGAGCACGAGGCGCGGCTACGCAGCGATCACGGATACCGGCAGCTGTGGGAGTCGGCGCTGCGGGCTTCCGGATTCCAGAAGCGCTACTACGCGGCGGCCTCCGGCGGCAGCGGCTCCGGTTGGGCAGCGAAATTGGACGTCGGGGCGGACGTAGAGATCAGCAGCGACCTGTCCAAGTTGCGCGGTAGGAATCGGCTGCTGAACCGCGACGACGCCATCGCCTCGGGGTTGACGCGGACGTTCACGAGCAATGTCATTGGCCATGGTATTAAGGCGCAGGCGCGCAATACGCTTCCGGGGGTAAATCAGGCGCTCGAGCGCGAGTGGTTACGGCGCAAGGACAGTCTGTTCCCGTTCGACAACATCACGTTTGCCGAGGCGCAACAACTGATATTCCGGAAGTGGATGGAAGACGGGGACGTGTTCGTACGCCAGGTCAAGAGCGCGCCGGACGAGCCTATCGTGTTCGACATCATCGAGGGGCACCGGGTCCGTTCGCCCGGTGTGGCGTCAGACACGTCGGACGGGGTCGAGCGCGCGGAAGACGGACGTGTGCTTGCGTACCTGATAGCCGAGGAGCTGGACGGCTGGGCGTCATACCTCAGCGGCAACTACGAGCGCGTACCGGCGGACAAGATGCTACATGTGAGGCGGGTAGACCGGCCGGGGCAAACGCGCGGCGTGCCGATGTTCCACGCCATCATGCAGGACCTGCGCGACCTCGATCTGCTTATGCTCGCGAGCCTCAAACGCGTCCAGGTGGCGGCGTTGATGGCATTGGTAATCAAGACAGACGGCGAAAGCTTCGACGACCTGATGAGGAGCACAGCGGGGGAACTCAATTACGAGTTCGCAGCGGGGGACGGGCACACCTTCGAGCCCGGGAGCATTATGAGGCTGTTCCCGGGCGAGGAGGTGCAGACAATTCTGCCCAACTTCCCTACGCCCGAGTTTACGCCGTTTGTAATCATGATCGCGCGTCGTATTGGCGCGGCGCTCGGCGTCTCGTGGCAGGTGGTTCTGCGCGACTTCGGCGACAGCACTTACAGCAGTGCGCGGACGGACCTTCTCGAAACGCGACAGACGTATAAAGGGCTCCAGCACTGGTTCATGGGCACGGTCCTACAGTGGATCTGGCGGCGCGTGATGATGGATGCCGCGATGCGCGGGGCACTGCAAGTGCGAGCCGACCGCATCATGGACGTGCACTGGATCCCGCCCGGCTGGCAATGGGTGGACCCGCAGAAAGAGGCGGCGGCCGTGCAGACGGAGTTGGCCATGGGGACGACTACGCTGCGCGATGTGGCCGCAAGCCGCGGGCTGGACTGGGAGGAGATTGCGCAGCAGCGGGCGCGTGAGAAAGACCTGCTGGAGGGCCTAGGGCTGGTGGTAGCGGGAGCGGAAGAGCAAAGCGGTGAGGGGGAGGATGCGGCAGAAGAGCAAGATCGGATTGGCGATCTGATTGCTGCATTCAAAGCGCATGAAGAGCGAGAGAAAGAACAGACGCAAGAGATTAGGGCGTTGCGTCAAGAGTCCAAAGATATACGAGAACAGGGCAAGAATACCAATCTTAGCCTTGAACAACACACGAAGAAATTGCAGGAACTGGGATCGCGACAAGAAAAAACAGAGAAGCAACAAGAATATCAAAAAGCGCAGCGCGAAAAAGACCGCGAAGAAGACGCCCGCGCCCGAGAAGAGAGGGATGCAGATATTAATAGCCGTCTTGATGCTTTCCATGAAGAGTGGGCAGTGAAATCTAGAGAGACAGACAACAACCTAGAAAAACTCTCGACTCGGTTTGATGAATTTTGGGCAGCGCAAGAGCGCGGCGAGGATGGCATAGCGCAAGGCCAAACAGGGGAACCAGACAATGAGTAACGCAGCGCATCTCGAGATTACGCGGGCGCTCGTATCCGATTGCGAGGTGCGGGCGATAGACGAAGAGAACCGGACGGCGACGTTCGTTGCGGCCACCGAGAACGGCGTGATGACGCGGGGGGGTACCGAATACCTGCGCATGAGCGGCGTGCAATTGCAACGGTACAAGAAGAATCCCGTGGTCCTTGACGCTCATAACCGGTGGAGTGTTGGCGCGGTTATCGGGCGGGCGCAGGTGAGGCGCGAAGGCCGGTTGCTGATGGCGGACATTGAATTCGCTGGAACCGAGCGCGCGGAGAATGTCTGGCAGTTGGTGCGTGACGGATTCGTTCGCACGGTGAGCGTTGGGTTCATGCCGGACCAGGACAACACAATCTACCTCGATGATGACGATACGGACGGTGAGGGCGAATCAGCTATACGCGGCCCTGGTGTGCTTATCAAGCGCTGGGAGCTGTTTGAGATAAGCGTTGTGCCGGTACCGGCGGATGCCGATGCCGTACGGCGCTCCTATCTAGCAGACGATCCCGAGGCGGCTTCGGCCGTGCTCGCTTCGGCGATGCGGAATCTGACGCAGTTGTGGACAGAGGAAACCGACGAACAGGAGAACGACGACATGGCTGGTGAAGAAAAGCAAGAAGCTCAGCCCGTCGAAGATCCGCAGGCGCAGCCGGAAAAGCGGGCCGAAGAAGTGATGGCGCAGCCGGAGACGCCCCAGCGGGACTTTGCTGCCGAAGCGAACGAGATTCGCGGTTACGCAGCGGGACTGGGCGACGAAATGGAGCGGTGTGCAGCCGGGCTCGCGCAGCTGAAGGCTACGCCGGAACAGGCGCGGACGACGCTGTTGCAGCTCTGGGCGGACCGCAGGAGTTACGTGGGCAATCCGCCGGCGGATGCGACGTGCGCGGAAGAGCGCGCCGAAGCACAGGCCGAGGAGCTCGATGAAAAGCAGGATTTCTGGCAGCGGGCCATGGCGCTAGCCAAGGCCGAAAACATTTCCCACGGCGCGGCTATCAGTCGCCTCGCGCATGAAGATGAAGATGCGTGGCGCGAATGGGTGGCCGCACAGCGGCGATAAAAGGGGGCAACCATGAGTCAACAGACTGAAGGACAGTTCAAAACCTTCACGGCTGGCGAAGCCCTCGGGGCATATCGCCGGGTGAAGCTGTCGAGTTCGAGCGGGACGCAGGTCGAATACGCCGACCAGTCGGACTCCGATTCGTTCATCGGCATTACTACCGCGGCCGCGGCCAGTGGCGATCCGGTTGTTGTAGCGCTTGCGCACGGCGGCCGGACGTTCAAGGTTGTTGCGGCCGATACCTTTTCCGTTGGAACGACGCTGTACGCCGCCGATGACGGCGAGGTTAGCGATACCTCGAGCGGTAATGCGATCGCTACAGCGCTTGAGGCATGTACCGCTGCGGATGATGTGGTCGAGGTAAAGCTTGACTACGGCGCTGCGGGTGCGCCTTCGCCATCCGGATTGGCCAATCACGACACGACGGACGGCGCGGTGCCGTTTGTGGTGAAAAAGGCTGTTACCGGCGCAGATACCACGGCGATTTGGAGTGCGG